GACTTTATTTACGAGTTTCTCATGACCAATAGTAACTGGATTGAGACGACCCCATGTGATGACTGCTTTTGACATCCGAGTTTTCTCCTCAGGTTTTGCGTACACTAACTGGGAGTAGTTAGTTTTGTTTATTTATAAAAAACTTTATTTTTGCCAGCCTTTTAAAATTTCTGGACTGAAGTTCGCCTTACTAAACTCAAGACGGTCCACAAGTTTAACTGCACCACCTTTAAGTTTTGAAATCGCTACGAAGCCTTCTTGGCGAGTAACTTGGAATCCTTTTGCTGTTCTCAGTAGAGTATCGACTTCTTGCGTCTTATCAAACTGAGCGATAACCATACCCTTTAACTCAACAAGAATCTTCATCAGACTGAACATAGCAACTAACTGATCTTTATTCATTACAACCTTATTGACCAAAGCATCTCGGCGTTCTTTCCACTGTGCTTTTGCTTTATCTGTCTTCTTCTTATCAATCTCTTTCTGAAACCAATCGTTGAGATACATTACAAAACCAGTTGCCATCTTATTGCTGTCTGGGAAATTCTTACCACCACGAACATATGTATTGATAAACGTCAATGTCTTCTGACGCAACTCATCGTCGCCTGTGATTGTTCGGAAAGCATCACCATTAACTTTATTAAACAACTTACCAGCGCCTGATAGCATTGTATCAAACTGGTCTGACTCTTTCTTACTGAATGTTGCTTTACCAGAGATATCACGATATGTAGCATCGTCCATCCAGATAGTTGATGATTGTTTTAATTTAGAAACAATACCCTTACCAAACGAAGCAGACATATTTTGAATCGTGCTACCTGTATATGTTGTATGCCAAACAACACCAATCTTTGCTTTCGCAATCTGCTTACCAAGAGGTGTGTTTACAGGAACAGCATAGACAATCGTGTTGGGCTGGAATGTATAATACTTCTGCCCCTCAATCGTTTCTACTTTCACGTCACCTTTCGTAAACATCATATCGCCTTGATATACACCAGACTTGATCCCGAGCTTAGAAAACTCAGCAAGAGCAATTGTAAACTTCTTAGCCAGATCGCCAGATAAATCTGCTTTGATATCTGCATTCGTCTTATACATCTTTGGTTCTTTGTTGAAGAGACCTTTCTTAGCAACAAAGAACTTACCATCTGCAGGATCAACGCCTGCAAACGTTGCGGGAGATCCGTCCCACTTGACAGTAATATCAACAGCAGAGGTAGAGTTACCTCTAAGCATGTCACGGAGGTCACGCAGGAAGTTAATTGCTTGCCGTGTACCATCAACGCCACCAAGGAACATCAGCTCCTCAATATGAGTCATGTGAGTGTTTTTTTCTTCGACGATGAATGATTTGAGGTTGAGCATTACTTATACCCAAACAATTCTAATCCAGAAGTTCGAACGATTTTAGGTTCATATTCAAAAAAATCTAGGACATACTCAAGACCTTTTTTCACAAGAGCTTTTACTTTACCCCAAACCTTTACAAATATTTCTTTGAACCAGTTTTTAATTTTCCCAAACAATGTAATTTCATCAAGATTTTCTTCAGTCAATAATAACGACTCAGTAAAAACTTTAGTTTCGTTTTCCATAAAAGTTGCAAAATTTTCTCTTATGTCCAACCTAAATGATCCAGAAGAAGATCCCATACCTTGAGTGGTAACCTTTGAACCCGTTGGTGTTTTAGGACTTATACGAATTGTTACTTTGTTTGCTAAACTCTCACAGTATGCAGATGGGATACCTTTCCCATCTGATAAACTGTTAATTTTATTTTTTGTGCCTGTTTTTGAATCAAATTCAACAACCCAATTTGCATAAGCAAACTTATCTGGTGAAAATTTAGTTTCTCCTGTAGCAGCCTCATAAACAAAATATTTTGCAAATTCTTTATTAGTTTGGAAATAATTTTGAAAGAATGGTTGTAGTTCTTTCATCTTCTTTTTCCAATCAACAAATTGTTTCATTTCTTCTTCGTATTTCTTTTTATCTATAACCACCGTTATGTCTTTTCCAGAAGTCGTTTTTATATCTTGTCGTTGTGGAATAATTTTACTTTTGACAGCGGCTGCAATATTATTAATATTACCCTGAACCATAATTTTTGTTAACACAGATTCTAGGTCGTTTATCAATTTTTCAACATCACCAGGCGCTTTATCACCCATGTATTTGACAGATGCTCTAAATGTCGATCTAGTCTCACCTGCTAATCCAGACATAACTTGTGAACCACCCTGCTGTTTCAGCGAGATATTTGCATTTCCTCTTGATGAATATAAATCTGTTTTTGGAGTGCCACTACCTTCCCACCAGCTAATCATTTTACCATTGCCCTTGCCAAAATGTATCATTGAATTTGGTGGTACTTTAATTTTTGATCTGATGTCTTCTGCAATATTTTCTGCAATTTTGCGACTAGCTTCATACCTTTCTTTTTTTACACCAAATGTATCGGGTGCTTTATCATAGCCACCATTAAAAGCTATGACAATGTATTGTTCCATATCAGTAGCTCCAGTAGAACTACCTTCTGTTAGCATATATGCGCTAAATGTTTTCATCAAAATTCC